CATGATGCGCTTCTTGAAGTAGCCAAGACCATCTTGTGTTGCCATGAAGGTTTCAGTAAAGAGAGAACCATCTGGGACAGGCTCTTCTTTAGTAGCAGTAGAGATTGTCTCCAGAATTGCGTAAGTATTCTTCAGGCGCTGCTTCTCTACATCAGGCTCTTTCTTAGTAGAATACTTATCAATTACGCTTTCCTTAACTTGAAGAATGTACTCACCAGCTGGAGGAGTAACATAATCTGGCATATCAGGAACTGCGTCAAGGGTTTCTTCCAGCATGTTTTCCAGATCGAGGAGAGTATTATTAGCCATTTGTTTCTTTCTATATGATATAAAAGTAGGTAATTACAAGTGTGTATTTTGCTTTATGTGTTTTCTTCTGTAAGAATTCCTCCTTCAATTAAAATTGCCCTCATACTTAGCTCTTTACTGTTCTCAATTTTCACATTCACACGACTACCTGTTATGTGATTTGCTTTGTAAGTAGAAGAAGAGCCTGCTGCGTGCTTTCCTAGTTTAAGTTCTGTGTATACTACAGTACCGAAGTACTTTGCTACTTTACTACAGAACGCTCTTGTGCCCATGAGAGGGATTATTTTGTCCTTCTTTACTCCATTGATATCCTCCTCAACAATCATCTCATGAGTGATAACAACAAAGTTAGTGAAGGTGGCTTGCTGAATAACAGAGAGAATATCTCCTAGCCATTTATTACTTAGTCCATACTCATCCCAGCCAGGCTTGAAATCACTACTCTTTCCTAGACAAGCCATAGCTAAAGAAGAATCTCCTAGCTGGCTTCCACTATCTATTACTATGAGATCTTTGTGTGTGCATTTCCTTAGGTTAAAGATACTCTCATCTTCTGTTTTGGTTTTACATTCTACACAATTTACCTTTCCGTGCAGAGAGCAAATACGAATATCTTCTTTAGAGGAGAACATCTTTAGAACTGTCTCGCATCCTCTTGGTGTTTCTCTTGTATCAGGAATGCGAATTAGTTCTATTTTACTCATCTCTTCTTCTGTTAGACCCATGTGAAGAAGTGTCTCTGAGCCGTTTTCTAGGTCAATCCAGTAAATACGATCTAGTTCTTTGATCTTGGCTGCTGTTCCTACAAGGCGCGTCTTGCCTGTCTTAGGTGGGCCATACAAGAGAATGGAGTGATTGGGCTTTTTAAGATTAGAAGCTTTAAGAAGTTCTGTTAGCTTCATCCCGTGATTCCTGTGTCTTGTAGGGTTGGAAAATCAAGGGCTTCTTCTGTAGAAGGAAAGTCCTCGTATCTATCTATTACAATCAGAAGGTTATCAAGCTCTTTTACTATTTCTTTTTTCTTATAATCATCAAGAAAAATTCCTGAAGCTTGAATTGCTGCATGAATAAGAGCTTGGTTTTTAGTGGGGAAAGTTTTACCATCTTCTGTTGTGTATGTCTGAGTAATTACTAGCATTCTATTTTCCTCTTTCTCTGTTTAATCTTTTAGTGAGCTCTTGATATCTTCTAGATTCTGCTTTGCAAGCTTAACTAGCTCTTTTGCTTTCTCTGTCTGCTCTTTTGCCCTATTATCAAGCTCTTTAAGAAGGGTATCCAACCAGAATTCAGCAGGCCTCTCACGGAATAGGGGTCTAGCAATTGTAAGACCTCGTATAGCTGCAAGTTCTTTGATCTTAATAAAATCCTCCTGTCTCTTGATAATATATGAAATAATATTCAGGATATGCGTATCCCCTAGATCCTGAATAGGAATGATGTGATTATCAGCTGTAGTCCAAAAAATATTAGTTTTATTTTCTGTTACTGTTACAGATTTTTGTGCTTCTAGCCTTGCATTTTTTACGTTACGCATCTGCTCAATGGCTTTTGTGTAATCAAGAATATTCATTTTCTTTCCCTCTTCTGTGTTATCCAGTTATTAAATATACTGCAATATACAATAATCCTGCTACTGATAAAGCTGCGAGCCAAACCAGACTTGCTATTACTATGCCTACATGATATGCAATAGATGCAAAAATTCCAAGAAAAATTATAATAAACAAGATATAACCTAATAGTCCTCTTGTATTCATAGTTCTAGTCTTTAAGTGTAATTGAAATCAGATGTGCGTATCCTTCAATATCTACCCAGCTATCTTTATAATCCGGGTCTCCGTTGAGAATCCTTCCTATTTTATGAGCTATCATTTCAAGTGCTTCTTTTTTAGCAGGATCTAAGTATATCCATTTTTTGCTTTGCTGCATGGAAAGTTTTATATTTTGAGTTATTCTAGCGTGGCCCTCAAAATCTCCATATCTAACACCCCTTTCTTCAAGAGTCTTTTTTATATCCTCTATATTATCTGGTTTCATCAGTGATTCTCCTTATATGATCCTCAATTACGTCATCTAAATGATATACGAAATCATATTCTATTGTATCCTCTTCTTGTTTCTTGTATTCGTCTAAGCCATGAAGGTTGCAGGTTCCTAAATGAACACAAGGTTTCATGTACTGTAAGCAATTACTCCCTCTCAGCGGGAATACGTTACTGTCCATCATATTCTCTAAATGTTCTACGTCTAGAGAGATTGAGATAAGCCAGTTAAGACGGTCTTGTAGAGTCTTTGGGAATGTTAAAAAAGATATTTTAGGATTAAAACCTGTGTCTGTTTTAAGCTGTCCTACCAAGTATAAAACATCATACTCACTCTGATCTTCTCCTACTAGGGCATCAATTGCTATACTATAACCTAGAAGCTGTCCACTGTTTTGGTATAAAGGAGAGAGATCATGAAGGTTTAGAGAGGTACTCTTTACATCTAAGACAGCACAGCGATTGTTCCATCTATTTCTAAGAACTACATCAATATAACCTACGAAGTAGAAAGTGCCATTTATATCTAAGCGAAAAGAAAGCTCGATTGCTGGCTTGTTATTATAGATGAGGACTTCCCAATCTAGGAGGATATTATCCATAGTGGGAATAGCGGCTAATAGAAGGGAAACTGCTACTTCTTCTGTCCTTTTGTTATCCTCCTCTACTGGGTAGTATGCCATATAGAGATCAAAGATTGCCCTGTCTTTGTCTTGGTATGCTAAGTAGGATTGGCAACCTGCACCATATGCTTTACCTAGGACTGTTGCAGGATAATCCCTTTTCTCGTAATCACTTACAAGTAAGCGCTCAAGCTGGAATTTGCGCTCACAAGTATGAAGTGTATCTAATGCGCTATGACTTAGACGTATCATTTATGATTCCTCTTATCCATTCTATTACACTTGTTAAATCTGAGGCTTTTGCAATGCGTTCTACTGCGTGTAGGATATCATTATCTTTAGTGTGATAGTATAATGTATACGCTGCTCCTAGTAGGATTTTTAGATCTTTACGATCCACTGTTATTTGGATAGTATCATTTTCCATGATCTTGCCTTCTTTCGAGTTCATTATACCAAGCTAAGAGAACCGCTTCAAAGAGAATAGTCCTCCAGTCTTTCTCCCCATTTTCGTCTTTCTTAGTAGCTGTAGATGGAGGGATAATCATATCAAAGAACAAGCGAAGATCCTGTTTAGTTACTATTATCTCAGCCATGATTATCTCCATTCTCTCCCTCCTCTCTGATAATAATTTCATAACAGCGGGTGATAGGGAAGATATCAAGGAATGTTATCTTAGAGAATCCCATTACCTGAAAGTCTTTTGGTAGCTTCCTATAGTGAGTTAATTCCATTCTATCCATGAGACGCATATAGGCAGTAATGTCCTTCTTTACTTTCTTCAGTTCTGTTACATTCATTACATTCTTAATGCGAGTCTCAAGACTGGCCATAGGACCAAAGTTATGCTCTGTATAACGTAATGTGTGCATGACTGGTAGCATTTTCTCTTCCTCTTAATTAGAATTCATCACTGTTAAGTGCGTCTTGCAATTCCTGTGCCGTTAATTTCTTGGCAGCTACTCTGGTTTTCTTTATAGTAGGAGCTTGTGTAATAGCAATCCCTGTGATTTTAACTAGGTGTTTTACTAGCTCCCCAATATCCTCTGGTTTCATAAGAAGGCAAGCTTCTGTGTTCTCCATGAGGGCTTTCTTGAGTTGTTGCATCTCTTCTTTGAGGTCTTCTGTTGCTAGAGATTCTAACTGATGGATCCTTGTAGCAATTTCTGAATAGGTTTGTTCTGCACTATTTGCTTGCATTTTTGTTCTCCTTAAAGATTCTGATCTGGAATACGCATCCTCTTGATTTTTACCACACTTCTACGACTAAGTTCAATGCTTAAATCACAGAAACCTTCTATCTCATTTCCATCCTCGTCTTTCGCTATCCTTTCGATGAAATTGAAAACGCTATTATCTGGAATAAGACCATCTTCTTTCATTTTCAAGGCTTGCTTCGCTTTTACATTCTTAAGACCCGTTTTGACTCTCTCTATTTCTTCTTTAGGGATAGTAATTACAATCTCCCCATTTAGAAGTGTAGAGGAGTAAAGCTCAGAGAATGTAAGTTCTTCTTCTGTTTCTTCGTTCATAATATCCTCTCAATGTTAGGTTGATTTTTTGATTTCCGAACATTTTAGCATGTCGGATTTTTGGTGTCAAGGGTTTTTTTCTGTAGAATAAATTAACTGGATTATATCTTTTTCGTATTCTTTTGGCACATTCAAATGTAAGTGGTTTAGAAAATAACAAAGCGTAGAATATTTTTTTAATGTACCTGGTTCATATGCATAAATATAGCTTTCTAATATAAGATCAATGTCTAATTGTGGAAAAGTATTAAGAACATAAGCCCCATCTGGGAATAGGAAGTCTTTGTAGCGAATAAAGGCAAACCAATCAAATGTGTAGGGATTTCTTATATATGGAGCATACATTGCTAAGAATAGTTTCTTATCCACTTCCTCATAGTTGAGCGTTTTGAAAGGAGGGAAATAGAAATCTTCTTCTTTGTCCTCTTTCTCTTTTATTTCTATCCTCTGTAATGCTTTCCTTTTATTTGCTAAGATTTCTGCTATGCTCATTGTTTTTCTTTCTATTCTGTATTATATACGCTGTGTTTGCTTTATGTGTGCAATAGCTGTTTCATTGTCTAAATCTACTGCTGCTACAGTTACGATAGCCCTCCAACATCCACAAGCGTCTTCTCTACAAGTGCAGAATGGAATTCTGAATCTGCTGTAAATAGAAGATAATACTCTTTGCTCTATATTTCTCCTATACTCAAGAGGATGCTCAAACTCTATGCTTTTGATATTCTCTGAAATATCAAGACATACCATTCTTTCTTTTGTATTCTCTGAGGTTTTTACTGTAGTTTCAAATTTAATTTTCATTTTCTACTCTCCATCAAAATGCATACTTGTAGAATACCAGACAGCAGCTTTACATTTTAGGAAACTAATAGATACTGTATTTACAACCTTTGTGATAATACCTAGGCCCTTTCTTTCTATATCATTTTCTACCCAAGTACGAATTTCCCTTTCTAGAGCATCTCGTAGCTCTACTATACCTGGGTTATCCTTCTCTATTCTATACACAGATTCTTCAATATCTAGAAGAAGCATAGCCTCTCCTTGTCCATAACTTTCTTGTTTATTATCCCACTTTCCTATCATTTTGTAGTCTCTAGGCTTGTTCATCTTCTTCTCCTTCCTCTTCTTTACTAAAATCATCTTGGAATTCATCTTCTAGGTCTTGTAGTTCGTGAAGA